CGTTCCTTTTCTAACCCACAAAACACCTCGATCGCTCACGACCAGACTGGATCGCTTTGATTAATTTACAAACGGGAGAGATCCTAAGTGATCCGACCTATTCAGGATTAGGAGGTGTTCAAACTCCACGAATTCATTCAAAATTGACCGATCTACCTTCAAAAGGTCAAGACATGATCGACCTAGCCACCGAACTCGGCATCAACCTTATGGAATGGCAGCGGTATGTCTGCATTCATGGTCACAAAGTCAGACCAGATGGTCGCTGGGCGCATTCTGAACTGGGGTTGATTATGGCAAGGCAGCAAGGTAAATCAACTTTGATGATGCTCCGAATCTTGACAGGAATGTTCGTGTGGAATGAAGGCTTACAACTTGCCTCAGCTCATAGACTTACAACTTCGCTTGAAACCTTTAGACAGATCGTTGGCTTGATTGAAACAAATCCAAGACTTGAAAAGGAAGTAAAGAAAATCCGATGGCAACATGGCGCAGAAGAAATCGAATTGTTTGGCAATAGGCGATTTGTTGTAAAGGCTGCAAACAATGCAGCTAGAGGTTTGAGCAAACCTGAAACCATCCATCTTGATGAGTTAAGAGAATATAAAGATGAGGATGCTTGGTCATCAATGCGTTATTCAATGATGGCTGCTAAGAATCCGCAGGTTTGGATCTATTCCTCAGCAGGAGATCAGCATTCCGTAATCCTAAACAAATTGCGTGAGAGGGCATTGGCGTCAGCCACGACCAATGATCCGATTGGTTGGTTTGAGTGGAGTGCTGAACCCGATGCACCGATCTTGCTTCCGTCAGGCGAGATAAATTGGGAGGCTTTCGCTCAAGCCAATCCATCATTAGGAATTACAATTCATCCGGACAACTTAAAAGCAGTTATCAATGATCCTCCAGATATTGTGCGAACTGAGGTTTTAGCCCAATGGGTAGATACGATCAATTCTGCAATTGATGCACAAAAATGGGGATTATGTCAGACCGACCCAATACCATTAGATCTTGAGCAACCAACTTGGTTTGGTTTGGATTTATCGCCAGATCGTAAGTTTGGTGCATTGGTAGCAACACAGAAATTACCAGGAGAAAAGTTTAATTTAGTTTTATTGCACACTTGGTCAAATGATTATTCAATAAATGATTTAGCTGTTGCAAATGACATTGCACCTTATGTTAGAAAATATAATGTTCAGACTGTCGCTTATTCCAAAAGGACTGCACAAGCCGTCGCAAGTCGGTTAGTTCCTGCTGGAATTCCCATTACAGATATGGATGGGGCGATATACGCTGAAAGTTGTGATAGGTGGCTTGGGGCGATCAATAGCCATCGATTACAACATGGTGGGCAGGATGAACTGACCCAACAAACTCTTTCCGCTGCGAAACTGCCCTATGGGGATGGGTCATGGATCATCGGAAGGAGGGCTAGTCGTGTCGCCGTATGTGCAGCGGTGGCATCTAGTCTTGCAACTTATTTTGCGACACAAGCAGAAACGGAAATTGATATTCAAGTCGGATAATTTGTATTTATGGTATATTATGTGCTAATGGGAATTTTCGATCGATTTACAGCTAGATCAAACCAGCAAGCAAATCCAGTAGATGTTGCAGCTGCTCTTGCACCTTACAACGCACAACAATTAGTTGGCGGAATTTTATTTGGAACTACAACTGCAACTCGTGAACAGTATATGGCGATCCCATCCGGAGCTAGAGCCAGAAATATAATTTGTTCAACAGTCGGATCTTTACCGCTTGAGCAATATAATCATTTTACAAATGAACATGTAAGACCAAACCGAGTAATTATGCAACCAGATCCAAGAGTTGCAGGATCAGCGATTTACGCATGGTTGGCGGAGGACATTTTGCTATACGGCGTCGGCTATGGAATTATTTTGGATTCCTACGCAGCAACAGATGCTTCCAGAATTCGTGCATGGACAAGAGTTGCACCAAACAGAGTATTTGCTTCATTAAATGCAAACTCAACCGAAATCGAGTATTACACAGTTGATGGCAAACGAGTGCCTCCATTTGGATTAGGTTCATTAATTGTATTTAATGGATTAGATGAAGGAATCTTAAATCGTGCGGGTCGCACAATTAAAGCAGCTGCTGAATTAGAAAAAGCAGCTGAGATGTATGCAAAAGAGCCAATGCCACAAATGGTATTAAAGTCAAATGGCACAAATCTTACTCCAGAGCGAATTACAAAACTTTTGGAATCATGGAGAGTGTCAAGGTCTACAAGAGCAACTGCATTCTTAAATGCTGATGTCGAATTGCAAGCATTAGGTTTCGACCCTGCAAAATTACAACTAAATGAAGCCAGACAATACTTGGCTTTGGAAATCTCTCGTGCAAGCGGCATTCCGGCAAGTTTCGTATCTGCTGAAACTACATCAATGACTTATTCAAACATGACAGCCGAAAGAAAAGCATTGATTGACTTTTCACTTCGTCCAATACTTACAGCAATTGAACAAAGATTGAGCCAAGCAGATTTCGTGCCAAATGGCATGGAGGTTCGATTTGACATTGATGATTTCTTGAGAGGTTCAGCATTAGAGCGTGCTCAAGTTTATGAAATTCTAAATCGCATTGGCGCAATGAGCGTTGAGCAAATCCAAGAGGAGGAGGATCTAATTCGATGAAAATTAGTTTCCCAATTGAAATAACCGCAGCCGATACAAACAAACGAACAATCTCAGGCAAGATCGTAACTTGGGATGAGCAAGGTTCAACAAGTGCCGGATTAACTGTATTTGAAAAAGACAGCATTGATTTTTCAAAGCCTGTAAAATTATTACTTGAGCACCAAACAACGAAGCCATTGGGCAAGTTGATCGATATAACTGCCACAGATACAGGCTTGGAAGCAACTTTTCGTTTAGCCAAAACATTTAGAGCTGATGATGCTCTTGAGGAAGCAGCCACCGGACTTCGTGATGGTTTTAGTGTGGGCGTAAAAATTAACGAATGGAAAAATGTGGAAGGCGTGTTACGCATCCAGTCAAGTTCCTTGCAAGAGGTCAGTTTGGTAACTGATCCAGCAATCGACAGCGCAAGAGTGGCTGAGGTTGCAGCAAGTCAAACACCAGAGAATTCCGAAGCAACCGCTGAGGAAACTACAACACAGGAGGACAACTTGTCTGATACAACATCAGAAGCTCCTATCGCAACCGAAGCGGTAGAAGCATCACAAGCTCCAGTTGTAACTGCTCAATACATGGCATATACAAAGCCTCGTGTTGATACAAATGTTACAGCAGGACAATATCTAAACGCACAAATTAAAGCATTGGGTGGCGACAATGATGCTCGTGACCTACTTGCAGCATTACAGATTGCAACAGTTACTGAGAACACCGGAACTGTTCCACCAAATTATCTGCGTGATCTAATCGGCATAATTGATTCAAGCCGTCCATTTATCGATTCAATCGAGCGAGCACCACTACCAGCAACAGGAATGAAAATTTTCACACCTAAGTTGGGCGCACAAGCAACTGTTGCAGTAACTTCAGAAGGTTCAGAGTTTTCATCAACTGACACCGCTGTTACATTCCAAGAGGACACAATCGTCAAGTTCGCTGGAGCAAATGTTGTAAATGTTGAGTTGTTTGATCGTTCAGACCCAGCATTCGCAGAATTATTGGTTCGTGAGTTAGCTGCATCTTATGCACAAAAGACCGATCAATATGCTGCACAAATTGCATCACAGAATGCAAGTGCATCAACTGGCGCATCAATCTACGCATCAATCGTTGATGGAATTTCTGATTCCTATGGCGTAATGCGCTTTACACCTAACCGACTATTGGTTGCTCCTTCAGGTGGAACAAACGGAATTGACTTTGCTGGATTACTTGCAGCAACAGCTGATAGCCGTCCACTATTTGCAGCAGCAGCACCACAAAATGCTGCCGGCGTGATTACACAAGGATCAACAAACGGCACAGTTGCTGGACTTGATTTAGTTGTAAGCCCTAACTACACAGGTGATGATGCTAAC